CTCTTTTTAGAAACCCTAATAAAGTACCTGTAATAATATCAATCTCAATATCTTTTATAAATGGTATATTAAGCTGTCTAAATTGGTTTTGCAATCTATTAAAAGTATCCTGTAACGGTATATTTGAATTGTTAATGACAGTTAGCTTTTCCTCGTAACTAAAAGTTGAACATTCAATTTCTTTTGTTGGTACGACTACTTTTTTGAGGCTATCAGCAATTACCCTATCAATGGTAGGGTTGTATAAATTATCTGGTATGTTAAAATGGTACTCAACATTTTTATCAGTAACCATCACATCATTTACTGTGAATTTAAATGCATTTAGTATGGTTTTCAAATCCATAGTAGTGTTAATACCGTTATACTGGAACGCAAATTCATTACCATACAGTAAGTTCCTTATTAACAGTAAACAATAAAATTTCTCTACACAGTTTAGCGTGGGGCCTATTACTGTTGAACTTAAAATTTCATTAAACACTGCTTGTAGTTCATTTACATCATCTGTGAATAGTTTTTTGCACATATTTTTATATTCAGTGAAAGATATTTCTCTTATCTTTAACTGTTTGCCGTTTATATTGTAATTTAAATGATTTGATATCAATGTATGATAAATGGTATAAAGCTATCTACCGTATAATCATCATATATAAACGAAACATCGTATTGTTCAATACTCTCAGCATCATATGACAAGTTACGTGTACCCAAATTTAGTGGCACACAGTCATAAAACTTCCAAACTTTTCTATTTACCATAGGATACTCTGCAAAAGTTTTTCCTAATTCGTAAATGTATATATTACACTTTACATTTAAAGGGTCGTTAGCATTTCTTGCTACATACCCTGCATGGGCAGCTGCAATTAACCAAGGCCTCATTACAAAGTCTGTAAACGATGTATTAGTTTCTCTAAACTGAAGTGTTAAATTGTTTGAAGCAAATGCATCTCTTCCTTGTAATACACCACCTTGTTTAAAACCGCTATTGTTTTCAATGGCTGCTGTACCTGTACCTAAATTTTCTGATGGAATACTAGCTCCTGTTATAAACATACAACCGTATGTTTTTTGTAGATCATTTGTTTTAAGTTCTGTTATAGTGTTGTCAAAATTATTATTGTAAACATCTGCACCTTCTAGTCTTCTTAATAAAGTGGAAGATATCTGATTGGGTATAGTGTCTATAATAACCATGAACTGTGTTCTTAAAGGTATGGCAGCTACCCAATTGTCCATGGTTTGTAAAAAATGACTTACTGGGCTTGAAGTATCAAAACCTTGCACATTTGATGCAATTCTACCATTTTGATAAGCTGCTTGGCCTACTTGTGGTGTTCCAAAAATAGATTGCAGATTATTAAGTAAGCCTGGAATTTTGCTACTACTAAATTTCTTTTCTAATCTACCTAAAGCACTGTTACTAATTGCTTTTGATACTGGATTGTTATAGCCACCATTTTTTAAGTTTGCTAAACCTGCCGCAGCATTAGAAACAGAATTTAAAAGACTAGACATACAAATATTTAATGAAAAAAATACCGCACCATAAGATGCGGTATAAATTGTTAACTGTGGTGGCTATTAACCTGTTTTGCGCCAATAGTGATATGCTAGAGTAACGTCAAAATTTTGAATTTCACCAGCTGTTGTAATATCATATGCTAAATCAGCTACTTGTCTAATGCTTACACCAACTAATTGATATTGAGCTACTTTAACTAACTGTTTATCAAGTTGTACTAAGTCAATGACTGCTGTATCTGATGGTGCAAAGTAGTTACCTGTTGATGTTGCATCATCAAATGTGTCGGAAACAACTTGTAAGAATTTTTGTCTTAATGCTTGTGCTTCGTCTGAATAGAAATTGATAACATATGCTTCACTACCTGGGTATGAAACTGTTCCTGGAATGTTAAAATTTAAGCCCATATAAGGAGCTGTTAAGTTTGCAATTTGTTTACCAGGTAAATTAGCTGTTCTGGCATATACTAAATCATTTTCTGTAACAACCTGGCTACTAGCATTACCGAAGTTAATGTTAATAACTCTAAACAAATTTGAACGTGCAAAATCCTTAGCAATTGCTTGTGTGTAAAAGTCTTGAATCGTCTGGGAAGTATCCGCCATGAAAATATTTAATCTGTGCAATTAGTAATAATACGTATTTTATAAAAAAAATACACAAACAATTTAAAATTTTTATTAAATTTAACAATATATGGAAATTATCCTAGTATTAATTGCTGGTTTGTTGTATCCATTTTATTGTCTAAAAGCACGTTTTTGATTATTACGTCCTTTTTAGAATACCATACATTGTTAATAAGATACCCAACCGAGGTTACTTCTTGAATAACCCCGGTTCTTTCATTGGCATCAAATGACGTTATATAATAAACTGTTTGACCTTTCATATAAGTTATGCTAACTCACTGAAATTGGTACCGGTAGGTGTAGCATAGAAGTTTACTAAGATAAACTCTGCTGAACGTACCGGTTGTAAGTAAATGTCAACAACAAGCTCATTTGCATCAATAACAGCTGGTGTATTATTACGTTCATCACATACGATTAGGTAATCATATACGCCTTCTGTATTCTTAGCATTTTCAAATAGTGGCTTTAACGTATTGACTAGTCTTGTTCTTGTTAATAATGTGTTTGGCTCAAATACAAAGAATTTAGCTGTTGCATTTGTAGCTTTTTCAAGATTTAAGAACAATCTTCTTACGTTAACTCTATCGAATGCGCTAGGTTGTTTTAAGAATGTCTTTTGACCGTAAATTACATAACCCTCATTCGGGAAGAATGCAATTGGATTTACTGCAATGTTGTATAATTGATCTCTTTGCTTTTGATTTGGATAAAGAGCAATGTCAACTATACCATTTACAATACCTCTTGTAAAGCCTGCTGGTGCAAACCATGGCTGAAAGTTAGCATCTGTATTTGCATATGTTGCTGCTACGTAGCCTGAGGATGGAATCCAAACATTGTCGTTAAGATTGTTATCAAATACTTTGACCCAATTACCATAAATTGACATATAGCTTGTATTAAATGACTGCGTTGCAGCTTTAATTGGGCTATACACATTTAGTGCAAAATTGTATGATGGGTTATCTAAGATCTTTGAATTTGGACCTTGTATGAAAAGATTTCTTGGTAAGTCACCAATAAAGATATGATCTTTTCTTACTAAAGTTGCAAAATTCGAATACTTGTTGATAATCGTTTGATAATTTTGAATAAACGTCTTAGCTGTTGGATCTGTAATACTGCCTGGATCTGTTACATATAGTCCATTTAATGGAATTGTAATTTCATCATTGAATACGCTTATTGTAGAGCTCAATGAAGGTGTGTTGTTCATATACTGCTGTACTGCAAATATCGTTGACATACCAGCATCAACTGTCACGTCAATGTTATAAAGTTCAGTGTTAGCAGCAATGTTTAATAATCTATCTACCTTTGCTGGAATACTACCTAAATCTTTCGTTTGTAAGTTACCATTAGTATATGAACCTAATGGGAATAAGCTATCAGCACCAAGTAGTGTGTTGTAAATGCTGACTAATGTACCTGTTAAGGTTGCAACTGCTGAAGTTGAAGTGGATGATGTAATACCAAATGCAGATGAAGCTGAAATAAACAAGCTATTAAGACTTGCACCAGAAGAATAGCTCTGTGTTACCATTCTTATCTTGTTTGTAGGTGCTCCACCGTTGTCTAACCAAGGTGTGCCATTAATTTGTGAAATGTAGTCGTTAACTAATACTACTACATTTGAAGATTGATTGTCTTCTGTAGCTAGATAGAAGTTTTGTGGGCTTCCACCGTTAGGATTGTTAATTGTTCTCCAATAATCTAATGAACCTGTATACTTTTCAACCAACGAGTAAGCTAATTGAATTGTGTTAGGTGAGAAAGAGGACTGATTTAATTTAAATACGCCTAAGTTTAATGTATCGTCCCAAGCTCTTGTTCCGATGTTAAAGGAACTTGCATCTTCTAATACTTGTGATACGCTTGGTCCTGTATTACCTGTAATAATTGAACCGTATGGTAAATTATCAGATACAGCTGATAGGTTAAATGCTAATCTTGCTGAAGGTAATGTAATATATGGAACTGTTACCTGATTTGGATTTGCTGTAACAACAGATTGGACAGTTAAGATATCATTATAATTGGAACTTGGATTGATATTTGAGTTATCAATTAGGCCTACATAATAACCTTGATAGGTTTGATCAATAGTTGTTTGACCTTTGTTTAATACAATAACGCCTGAACTACCAATTTGTGAAAGCTGTGTGATTGGTGAAAAATTGACTGTATTGCTCCAGTTAAATGAAAAACCGCTACCGTCTGTAGCAGTGCCCTTTTGAATAATGGCTTGGTATTGGGCTTGAGTTAGGTCAAAGTGAGATGGTTGACCGAGCACATACATAATACCCGATTGCTGAGCATTTAAAGTTGTAAACTCTGTACCGTAAATTGATTGGTTGTTATTGTCAATACATACTGGAATAACTGGATAAACTAATGCACCGTAATATGTACCAAAACCTGTACCGTTAGCAGGTCCATAAGGCATTCTATAAGCATTAACATTTGCCGAGGTATTAAAAATAGGTGCAACAGATTGATAAAAATATCTTTCTGCTGGAGTCTGCGGCGTGCCATAAACCTGTTCAAATTCATTTAACGAATTTACCTGAACGATTTGATCGGATGGACCTTGTGGTGCAAACCCTGCTACTAAAATATTTGTCCCGGTTGGTAAGACTGGTGTTTGACTTAGATCAACTTCATTGATCTGAACACCTGGTGATTGGAGTGTTAATGCCATATATTATTATTTATAGAATTGCGAATAAAAATTACACCAAATCAACAAAGAATTGAGAGAACGCAAACTCAAAAGTGGTTTCAATTTCATCTGCATCTCTATAAGAATAGTCAATGCTACCTAAAGAAACAGGAAAAGCTTTGGTGTATGTAAACTGTACTATGTTCTGGTCAAACTCATCTTTGCCGTATAAAGTAAAGTCTGTTTGATAGGAAGCAGGGCTTAAAGCCTTGTTTAAATTCCCGTTATTACTCACTTGCGTGGATGGGACAATATTACTACTATTATATAGCGATGTTTTTTGATCGTTTAAAAGATTAAGCCATTTGTAT